CGACACCGCGAAGCAACTTGCGTGCATGGAGCTTGGCACGCTGTACCGCGCGCTGTCGGCTGACGCCAGCACGGCCTACGGTCTGTCGCCTGTGTTCGTTGTGCATGACGAGCTGGGGCAGGTCAAGGGGCCGCGCAGTGAGCTATACGAGGCTCTGGAGACAGCGAGTGCGGCGCAGGCTGACCCGCTGTCAATCGTCATCAGCACGCAAGCACCGACGGATGCCGACCTGCTGTCGTTGCTGATCGAGGATGGCCTGTCGGGGGCCGATCCGCGCATCAAGGTGCGCATGTACTCGGCACCACTGGACGCCGATCCGTTCTCTGATGATGCGATCCGCGCGGCGAATCCTCACTTCGACGTCCTGATGAACAAGGCCGAAGTTCGGCGGCAGGCAGAGGACGCGCGCAGGCTCCCGTCACGCGAGGCGAGCTATCGCAATCTGATCTTGAATCAGCGTGTGGAGGCCCGCAGTCCGTTCGTATCGCGGGCCGTGTGGCAGGAGAACGGCGCAGCGCCTGAATCGATCGAAGGCGCGTCCGTCTGGGGCGGGCTGGACCTGTCGAGTGTGTCCGACCTGACGGCGCTGGTGCTGGTGTCGGAGGACGGCGACGTGCATCCGACGTTCTGGCTGCCTGGCGACGGGCTGGAAGAGAAGGCGCGGCAGGATCGCGTGCCGTATGACGTGTGGGCACGCGATGGCACGCTGCAGACCACGCCGGGTCGTGCGATCGAGTACCCGTTCATCGCCGAGCACTTGCGCGCGGTGTTCGACCGATGCGACGTGCGGGCGCTGGCGTTTGACAGGTACAACATGCGGTTTCTGCGCCCGTGGCTGGAGCGCGTCGGGTTCACGGACGACGAACTGCTGCGGTTCGTGGAGTTCGGGCAGGGCTTCGCGAGCATGTCGCCTGCGATCCGCGAACTCGAATCGCAGTTGCTGGCGAAGCGGCTGCGGCACGGCATGCACCCGGTGCTGACGATGTGCGCGGCGAACGCTGTGACGGCCAACGATCCGGCGGGCAACAGAAAGTTCACGAAGGCGAAAGCCACAGGCCGGATCGACGGAATGGTTGCCCTCGCGATGGCGCTGGGCGCGAAAGCGAACGCGGGGGAAGAAGTGGGCGAATCATTCTGGGAGCAGGCCGCATGAGCCTGCTTGATCGAATCGCACCCTGGCGGCGCAAGAATGCCACGCTGGAGGTGTTCCGCGAGATTTACGGCGGCAAGCTGGCGAAGTCTGGCGTGTCGGTGACGATGCGCGACGCGATCCGCGTTGCGACTGTGCTGGCCTGCGCGCGTGTGATCGCTCAGGGCGTCGCGCAAGTGCCGCTTAAGGTGTACAAGGAGTCGCACAGCGACGCCGGGCTCGATGTGCGCGTCTCGGCGCGCGATCATCCGCTGTACTACCTGCTGCACTCCGCGCCGAATCGCTGGCAGACATCGTATGAGTACCGCGAGACGATGGCGCTGCACTTGATCCTGGCCGGTGCGCACTATTCGTTCGTGAACCGTGTCAGTGGTCGTGTCGTCGAGTTGATCGCGATCGAGCCGAACCGCGTGACGGTGGAGCGCGCCGACGATGGGACGCTGACATACAAGGTCGCCGGTGACAGCGGTGTGACGCAGGCGTTTCCGGAAGGTGCCATCTGGCACGTGCGCGGGCTGTCGTGGAATGGATGGCAGGGCTTGGACGCGCTGGATCTTGCGCGCGAGGCAGTCGGCCTGGCGATGTCTGCGGATGCTGCGCATGCGCGGATGTTCGCTAATGGCATCCGTCCTGCTGGCGTCTACTCTGTGGAAGGGAAGCTCGACTCGACGCAGTACAAGCAACTGCGGCAGTTCCTGATGGACAACAACGCGGGCGAGTCATCTGGCCTGCCGATGATTGTCGATCGCGGCGCGAAATGGCTTCAGCACTCGTTCAGCGGCGTCGATGCGCAGCACCTGGAGACGCGAAAATTCCAGGTCGAGGAAGTGTGCCGAGCGATGGGTGTCATGCCGCTGATGGTCGGCTACTCTGACAAGACGGCGACCTATGCGAGCGCGGAACAGATGTTCCTTGCGCACGTGGTGCACACGCTGACGCCCTGGTACACGCGGATCGAGCAGTCGATCGACGCACACCTGATCGGGCGGCGAGATGCAGACCAAGGCTACTACGCGAAATTCGTGGTTGCTGGCCTGCTTCGCGGTGCGATGCGAGATCGGGCCGAGTACTTCTCGCGTGCGCTTGGCGCTGGCGGATCTCCCGCGTGGATGACTCAGGACGAGGTGCGGGCGCTCGAAGAAATGAATCCAGTCGGTGGCGACGCGGGGCGACTGCTTTCCGCTGTCCCGGCACAAGGGGGTAGCGATGGAGCGTCTTAGTTGCACGCTGGGCGAACTCAAGTTTGCGTCCGATGACGCCGAGGCAATGTCCTTCGAGGGATACGGCGCGGTGTTCGGCAACGTCGATTCGTATGGCGATGTGATCGAACCGGGCGCGTTCGCGCAGTACCTCGCTGCGGTCAAGGGTGGCGGTCAGCAGTGGCCGGCAATGCTGCTGCAGCACGGCGGCTACGGCATGACCGCAGAGGACATGACGCCGATCGGCGTGTGGACGGATCTTGCCGAGGACGGCAAGGGCCTGCGCGTGGCCGGGAAGCTTGCAGACACACCCCGTGGGCGCGAGGTGTATGCGTTGATGAAGATGGACCCTCGCCCGGCCATCAATGGTCTGTCGATCGGGTATATCGCCAAAGAGTGGGAGATGCGCAGCAAGCCGGAAGATCCCCGGCGCAAGCTCAAGCGCATCGACCTTCTGGAGATCTCCCCGGTGACGTTCCCGGCGAACGGGAAGGCGCGGGTGTCCGCCGTCAAATCGATCGAGGAAGTCGCGTCTGTGCGCGACGCCGAAGAGTTTCTGAGCGCACTTGGCCTGTCGAAGACGCAGGCGGTTGCGCTCATCGCACGAATCAAGGGGGCCGGGTCGGGCGATCCGATGGGCTCCAAGGGCGGACCGGGTGATCCGGCGGCCGAGCTGCTTGCGAGCCTTCGCAAGCGTAGTACCGCGCTGCCGAATCGGTAGTCGCTCACACCGCAATCAAGGCCGCCTTCGGGCGGCTTTTTTCATTCTAGGAGCCGCTATGTCGGACCTCAGCGAGGTGAAGAACCTCATCGAAGAGCAGGGTCGTGCGTGGGAGGAGTTCAAGCGCACGAATGATGAACTCATCAAGGCGAAGGCCGACGGCAAGGCGATTGCCGATATCGAAGCCAAGCTCGCCAACATGACCGCCGCGCTGGACGAGTCCAAGACGCGTGCCGACGAGCTGTTCGAGGAGATCAAGGCATCGAAGCGCCCGAGCCTAGGCGGCGGCGAGTCGGACATGCAGAAGGAAGCGAAGTCGTTCAACGACGCTCTGCGCGCCGACATGCAGTCGAAGGGCCGTCCGGCGGCCGAGATCAGCGTCGATGCGTATGCACAATACAAGTCGGCGTTCGTGAACCTCGTGCGGCACGGTGACCTCGAACGGCTGTCCGCTGACGAGCGCAAGGCGCTGTCGGCTGGCAGCGATCCGGACGGCGGCTACCTGCTGCCGACGCCGACCGTCGGGCGCATCGTCTCGAAGGTGTACGAGCAATCGGTGATGCGTCAGATCGCCAACGTGCAGCCGATCAGCACGGACGCGCTCGAAGGCGTGGTGGACAACGGCGACGCCGGTGCCGGATGGGTGTCGGAGACCGGCACGCGCAGCGAGACGACCACGCCGCAGGTCGGCAAATGGCGCATCGAGGCGCACGAGATGTACGCCGAGCCGCGCGTCACGCAGAAGCTTCTCGACGACGCCGCTGTGGATGTGGAGATGTGGCTCGCCGGCAAGATTGCCGACAAGTTCGCGCGCGTGGAGGGCACGGCGTTCTGGTCTGGCACCGGAACCGGGCAGCCTCGCGGGCTGGCTACCTACACGACGGCCGCCACTGGCGACGACTCGCGTGCGTGGGGTCAGTTCGAGCACGTGAAGTCTGGCGCGAATGGCGACTTCCACACCACGAAGGCAGATCCGCTGCAGGACCTGATCGGCGCCATGCGTGACCAGTACCTCGCGGCTGCCGTGTTCGTGATGCGACGCGAAGTGCGCACGAAGTTGCGCAAGCTCAAGGAAGCGACTTCCGATCGATATCTGTGGGAGCCGTCGCTGCAAGCGGGGCAGCCGGATCGGCTGTTGGGCTACCCGGTGCGCATCGATCAGTACATGCCGGCGCTCACGACCGATTCGCTGTCGCTGGCGTTCGGTGATTTCGCTGAGGCGTACACGATCGTCGATCGTCTGGGCATTCGCACGCTGCGTGATCCGTACACGGCGAAGCCCTACGTGAAGTTCTATTCGACTCGTCGCGTCGGCGGCGGTGCGGTGAACTTCGAGGCGGCCAAGTTCCTGAAGTTCGCGTCCTGATGACGCCGGCCCGGAGCGATCCGGGCCTCACCAAATTCAAGGGGTTCAGAGATGAAAGATCTCGCAAGCAATATCGACGTGAAGCGGGTGATTTCGCCCGTCAGCGTCGCGGACAACACCGCGCAGGTCGGGCAGATCATTGATCGTCGCGGGTTCGATTCGGTCACGTTCCTGATCGCAACCGGTTCGGTCGCCGACGCCGACGCGACGTTCACCGTTCTTCTGGAGGAGTCGGACGACTCCGGCATGAGCGGAGGCAACGCTGTTGCCGATGCCGACCTGATCGGCACCGAGGCGCTGGCAGGATTCCAATTCGACGATGACAACGAGTGCCGCAAGCTCGGGTACGTCGGCAACAAGCGGTATCTGCGGCTGACGATCACGCCGGCGAACAATGCGTCGGCGGCCCTGATGTCTGCTGTCGCGGTGCTGGGCGCTCCTGCGCTCGCGCCGACCGCCAACCCGCCGGCCTGACCTCTCGTCACGTGACCACAGGCCCGCTTCGGCGGGCCTTCGCATTTCTGAGGGGTGAGCAATGCCGATTCCGAAGGGCGCGCAAGTGCGCCAGGTGGTGCCCGTCATCACTGGCAACGTCGTCGAGCGCCGATTCAATGACGCGGCCGACACGTTCGAGTACCTCGTCGAGTACACCGACGCCGAAGGCGCGGCGCAGTCGCGCTGGTTCACGGACGGCCAGATCGAGGAGGTTGCGCAATGATGGGGCCTGAGAAGGTGGACGCCGCTGATGCGGTGGGCGCGAGCGTCGTGCGCAATGATGCGCTGGCCGAGGGCGTGCATGCGAGCGGCGTGTACGTCGTCGAGTGCATCGGCGCCGATGGCAAGCTGAAGTGGCGCGACGAGTTCCCGAACACCGTCACGACGGCGGGCAAAAACCTGCTGCTCGATACGCTGCTGTCTGGCAGCGGCTACAGCGTGACGGGGCCGTACATGGGCCTGATCTCGTCTGCGAGCTGGAGCGCCATTGCTGCGGGTGACACGATGTCGTCGCATGCGGGCTGGCTCGAAGCTGGCGGCGCAAATGCTCCGACGTACAGCGGATCGCGCAAAACGGTCGCATTCAATGCCGCGTCGAGCGGATCGAAAGCAGCGAGCGCTGCGGCGTCGTTCGCGATCACCGGCAGCGGCACGGTCAAGGGCGGATTCCTGGCGCTTGGCTCAGGCGCATCGGCAACCGTGGGCAACACCGGCGGCGTGTTGTACTCGGCCGGGCTGTTCTCGGGTGACGATCGAACGGTGGTGAGCGCCGACACGCTGAACGTCAGTTACGCGGCGACTGCGTGATGACTGCGGCCGAGATCCTCGTGTCAATCGGATGCATCGCGGCAATCGTGGGCGTGTGGGTGACCTGACGTGATCGCGAACTGGGTCCGGCAGCTCACAACGACGACCGGGACGGGCGCAATCACGCTCGGCACGACGCCGGCCGGCTACGTCCCATTCAGTGCGCGCTTCGCAAACGGCGCCCTCGTGCAGTACGCAATCAGCGACGGGAACAACCGAGAGGTTGGCATCGGCACGTATTCGTCGGGCGTCCTGACGCGCACGACGAAGCTGGAGAAGCTGGACGGCGGAACGTGGTCGGCGAATCCAGGTACGGGCATTAGCCTGTCTGGCAACGCGATCGTCACGTGCACGAACGATGCCAATTTCACGCCGTACCTGCACCCAACGTATCAGGAACTGCGGCCCGGCAATGTCCGCATCCTGACGCCCACCGGGACGAACGATCACACGCGCATCAATGCGGCAACGGATGGATTCGTGGGCCGCGTGATCCTCGCTCCTGGGAATTGGGCGATCGCCGGCACGGTCTACATGCGTCCGTATTGTTACATCGAGGGCTGCGGCATCAACGCGACGATCCTGACGCCGGTCGGGACCGTGACCATGTTTGGCTTCGACTCGTCGGCGCAGGGCTACGGTGCGGACAAGCAATCGTGGGGGCTGAAGGACTGCACGCTCTACGGCTACAGCAACGCGTCGACGGCAATCGACAACAAGATGTCGACGTATGCGATGCAGGACTGCGTGATCGAGCGAGTCTATTTCGATGGTTTCGGGAATGGACTCGGCTCGTCGTCTAGCGCAGTGGTAGACATCAAAGATCCGTGGGGGCTGCGCTTCGAGAACTGCATCATTGAACAAACCGGCGACCGGCCGTCGATGAAGGTCACGAACAACGGGTCTTCGGTCAACGGCGCGATGATTTCGCGCCTGAAGATCAAGAACAACGCCGGAGACAATCTGCTCATCAGCGGGTGCGATTCGCTGCTGATTTCTGACTGCGAGTTCTACTCGTCGAAGGTGGACGCGAAGAACCTGCAATTCTCCGGCGGCAAGCTGAACATCGTTCGCGGCTGTGCGTTCGAGTACGGCGCGGCCGACGGAATCAGGCTTACCAGTTCGTCGCAGGGCAATACGTTCCACGCCTGCACGCTGATCGGCAACGGCGCGACATCAAAATATGGGATCTACGCAGACACGGGCAGCAGTGCGAACAGCTTCGTCGGGTGTCTTGCCATCAACTACAGCGTCGCGAATCTGACCGACAACAACGCCGTCGGCTCGAATCGCTGGGTCGCCGTGTACAACGGCACGTCGTTCGTGGACGCGTGACGTGTCGTTTGGCGACGATCCGTTCGGAATCGAGGCGTTCGCGGCGCTCGGTGGCGGCACCATCTACAACGAATCGATCAGCGAATCCGCGTCGGCATCAGACAGTCTGTCCGCGCTCGCGGTGTTCGGCGGCGCGCTGTCGGAGTCTGCGTCCGCTGCTGACACGCTGGCGGCATCTGTCACACTGGCCGGCGCACTAAGTGAGGCCGCAAGCGCTGCCGATGTGGTAGCGGCTGCGGCGGCGTTCTCTGGTGCGCTGTCCGAATCAGCAAGCGCTGCCGACAGCGCATCGGCGTCGATCGTTCGTGTCGGCGGACTGACGGAATCGGCCTCGGCTGATGACGCGCTGTCGTCGTCCGCGCAGATGGCGAGCGCGCTGTCCGAGTCTGTGAGCGCAGATGACAGCATCGACGGCAGCATCGGCGCTGCGATCTACGCGGCCGAGCTGGTCGAGTCGGTGAGCGCAGCCGACAGCTACACCGCCGCTGCCGTGTTCGCATCGGCAATCGCGGAGGCCGTGGCCGCGCAGGACGCCGTTACAGCGGCCGCAGTGCTGTCGGCCGTACTGGCAGAGGTTGCGAGCGCGTCGGACGCCGTGGCGGGCTCCCTGGTGATCGCTGGGGCCATTGCCGAGGCCGTGAGTGCGGCGGATGGGTGGTCTGGCGCTGTCGGATCGCAGGTATTCGAGGCGGAGCTTTCCGAGGCTGTTGCGGCCGGTGACGCTTTCGCCACGCTCGGCGTGCTGGCCCGCTACGGCGTGCGTGGTGCGCAGGGCGTGCAGTCGCAGATGCGCACGAGATTCAACACCCAGACCGCGCGCCGGTACAACTGAGGTCACCCAATGGGCCTGAAGGTCATTACGCCACCGAGTGTAGAGCCGGTGTCCGTTGCGCTTGCCAAGCTGCACGCGCGCATTGAGGTCGACGACGACGACGACCTGATCGAGTCGTACATCTCGGCAGCACGGCAACGCGCCGAGCATCTGACCGAGCGCGCGCTGGCGCCTGCGACGTTCTGCCTGTATCTCGACGCCTTCCCGGCTGACGGCATTCAGATCCCGCGTCCTCCGATCAACGCCATCACGTCGGTGCAGTACGTGGACGGTGCAGGCGATCTGCAGACTGTGGATAGCGCCGACTACGCGCTGGACGACGCGCAGGAACCGGCATGGGTGCTGCCGGCATACGGGTACACGTGGCCGACCACGCTGGACGTCGCAAACGCCGTGCGCGTGACTTTCACGGCCGGCTACACGGCGGATGCGTGCCCGGCGCAGATCAAGGCGTACATCCTCGCCGTTGTGGCCGCCATGTACGCGCAGCGCGAGATTCTGGCGCAGGCCGATCGAGTGCCGAAGTCGGTGCAGTTTCTCGACGGTCTGCTCGACGCATACAAGGTCTGGGGCGTCTGATGCTGTCCGCCGGCCGGTTGCGTGATCGCGTGACGATCCTGACGAAAAGCGTGGCGCGCGATTCCTACGGTGCCGAGGTGGCGACGTGGACGACGCTGGCGACCGTCTGGGCTTCGGTGGAATCGCTCAGTGGTCGCGAGTACATGGCCGCGCAGCAGATCAACGCCGAGCGGGTGCAGCGCGTGGTGATCCGCGACCGTGACGACGTGATGCCGCACATGCGTATCACGCATCGCGGGCGCACGATGAATATCGACGCGATCCTCAAACGCGACCTCGATCACATGTACCTGATGTGCAGCGACTACAACGAGGCGACGGTATGAGCGAGCTTGAGGTGAAGGGGCTCGCCGATCTGCAGCGTGCGCTGCAGGATCTCCCCGTGAGGATCGAGCGCAACGTGATGCGTGGCGCGGTCAATGCGGGCGGGCAAGTCTTTCGCAAAGAGGCGCGCGCAAACGTGCCGGTGAAGTCCGGTGACCTGCGCAACTCGATCCGCGTGTCGGTGCGCGTGAGCACAAAAGCCGGCCGAATCGATGGCACCGTGAAGGCCGGCGACCGGAAGGCGTTTTACGCGCACATGGTCGAGTTCGGCACGCAACGGCACGTCATCAAGGCGCGCAAGGGCGGCATGCTGAACATCGGCGGACGCCTCGTGTCGCAAGTCGACCACCCGGGCGCACGCGCAAAGCCGTTCATGCGTCCAGCGTTCGACAAGGCCGGGCAGGCAAGCATCACGGCGTTCGCGGACTACATCCGCAAGCGCCTGCCGACTGAAGTTGCAAAGCTGAAATGAACGTCGAAAAGGTCGTGTACTCGCTGCTGTCGGGGGCAGCGGGTGTGACGGCAATCGTCTCCACGCGCATCTACCCGTCGGATCTTCCGCAGCAGATCGCTGTGCCGGCGATCGTGTATCGGCACATCGACACCGTTGACCGGCCGACGATCCACGGTGACGGCGGCGCGCAGCTCGTGCAGTCGCGTATCAGCGTCATCGCGCTGGCAAACGACTACTCGGCGATCAAGGCGATTCACGAGGCCGTGAAAGACGCGCTGCGCTACCAATACGGCGTGATTGCTGGCGTGCAGGTCGCAACGATCACGCGCGACATCGTGGGGCCGGACCTTTTTGATCCGGATCTTGAGCGCCATGAGCAGGGTGTCGATTACCTGATCGTGCACACAGACTGACCATCGACTACTGTTGATCGAGCCGCCTGCGGGCGGCATTTTCGTTCCTGGAGCAAGCAATGGCATACGCAACCGGCGTCGCAAAGCAACTGACCTACAAGGCCGAATCGACGTGGGGCACCGTGCCTGCAGCGTCGAGCGCACAGGCGCTTCGGCGCGTGACCTCTAACCTGGCGCTGAAGAAGCAGACGTACCAATCGAACGAGATTCGGCCGGACTACCAAGTCTCCGACATGCGCCACGGCGTGCGCTCGGTCGAAGGGTCGATCAGCGGCGAGCTGTCGCCGGGCACGTATGAGGACTTCATGGCGGCGGCGGTGCGCAAGACCTTCACGGCGCTGTCGGCTATCACGGGCCTGTCGCTCACGATCGCAGCGAGCGGCTCCTACTACACGATCACGCGCGGCTCCGGCGATTTCGTGTCGGGCGGCGTGCGGATCGGTGACGTGATTCGCATCACGGCTGGCTCGGTCAATGCGAACAACCTGAACAAGAACTGCCTCGTCATCGCGCTGACGACGACGGTCGCAACCGTGCACGTGCTCAACGGCCTGACGATGACGGCGGAAGGGCCGATCGCGTCATGCTCGGTGACCGTGGTCGGCAAGAAGGCAATCGTCCCTGCGTCATCGCACACTGATACGTCGTTCTCGATCGAACACTGGCAGTCGGATATCGCGAAGAGCGATGTGTTCAGCGGCTGCAAGGTCAACACGATGTCGGTGCAGCTTCCGGCGACGGGCATTGCCGGAATCGAGTTCGGATTCATGGGCAAAGACGTGGTGACGGCCGACGCTCAGTACTTCACGGCTCCGACGGCTGCGACGACTTCCGGTGTGGTGGCTGCCGTGAATGGCGCGGTCATCGTCAACGGCGCGCGTGTGGCGAACCTCACGAGCATGAACTTCAGCGTGAACGGCGGCATGTCTGCCGAGCCCGTCGTCGGGTCGAACAGCTATCCGGACATCTTCGAGGGCCGTGTCACCGTGTCCGGGCAGATCACGGCGTTCTTCGAGGACCACACGTATTTCGATCTCTTCGATGCGGAGAGCGAGGTTGCGATCGCGTGCGCGTTCACGACTTCGAGCGCGAAGGATTCCGACTTCGTGTCGTTCGTGTTCCCGCGCGTGAAGTTCGGCAGCGCCGATCGCGACGACGGCGAGAAGGGCATCGTGCAAACGCTGTCGTTCACGGCGCTCTACAACGGCGCTGGCACCACGAGCGACGTGACCACGTTCGCAATTCAAGACTCGCTCGCGTAAGCGGGCACAACCGGCACGGCCCGCAGCGTGTCGCCTCCTCGCAGGGGCGCGCGCTGCGGTGTCCGTGCATCTTCTCTCCTGCGAGGCATGATGTACAAAATCGATTCGATCGTCGAACTGGACACCGCTGAATACACGCTGCGCCACCCGAAGACGGGCGCGGAACTCGGCGTGGTGTTCACACTGGCCGGCCCCGGACACGACAAGGCCGTGTCGCTGCAATCGTCGCGCACGGCGCGGGCGCAAGCCACGTTCAAGAAGACGGGCAGTTTCGAGTTGCTGTCTTACGAAGAGCAGCAAGCGCAGCGCGTCGAAACGGCCGTGGCGCGTGTGCTCGGCTGGCGCGGGGCTGATGTCGAGTACAGCAAGGGCGCCGCGCGCGAATGGTTCAGCAAGCCTTCGCAGCAATGGGTCGTGCGTCAGATTGCCGACGCGCTGGACGAATCGGCGCGTTTTATCAGCGACTCCGCGCAGAGCTGATCGAGCACGCGGAGTCGCGATTCAGGTTGTCGCGTCGTCAGGCTGATGGCGCGACGCTTGCCGACCATCTGAGGGCCGCGCAAAGCGCGCGCGGACGCCGCATTGATGAGCTGCACGTCGATCCTCTGCCGGTGGCGGCGCAGGGCGTGTTTGACCTGTTCACAGACCTCCAGAACTGGCGCGGAAGCGGAGGGTTTGGCCCGTCGCTGCTGACGACTGCGGATGTCGAGTCGTTCCTACGCATGACCGGTCAGCGGGTGACGCATTGGGAACTGGAGATGCTGAAGGTGCTTGACGTGACGGCGATGCGGGTAGCGCAGGAAGGGAAGGCCGAGAATGGCTGATGTCGTCGGGCAGCTTGTCATCCAGATGCAGGCGGACGTTGCGCGCCTGCGCAAGGACATGCAGGACGCGACGGGTAGCGTCCAATCGGCATCGCGCGACATGGAGCGCAACGCCAAGAGCGTGAAGGATGCGCTCGGCGCGATCGGTGCAGGGTTCTCGGTGGTTGCGATCGTCGCAGGGTTGAAGGCCCTTGCCACGTCCATGCTAGAAGCGCAGAACCAGACGGACAAGTTCCGTTCTGCGATGGCGTCGGTCGCGGGTGAGGCGAACGTCGCACGCGAACTGGAGTTCGTGCGTACGACTGCGCGCACGCTCGGCATCGACCTTCAGACGACGGCCGACGCATACGTGAAGCTGTCCGCAGCTTCACGCGGCACGGCCATTGCTGGCGAAGAGACGCGCGCGATCTTCACGGCGGTATCGAAGGCCGCGACCACGCTTGGGCTGTCGTCCGAAGAGACGAACGGTGCATTGCTCGCCATCTCGCAGATGATGAGCAAGGGCACCGTATCGGCCGAGGAACTGCGCGGGCAGCTTGGCGAGCGCATGCCGGGCGCGTTCCAGATCGCGGCGCGCGCGATGGGCGTCACGACGACCGAACTCGGCAAGATGCTCGAACAAGGGCAGGTCATCGCCGACGACTTCCTGCCGAAGTTCGCCAAGCAGCTTGAACTTGAGTTGGGCGAGGGTGCAGTCAAGGCGTCGGAGTCTGCCGGCCGCGCGATGACGCGCCTGAAGAACGAATGGGGCGAGTTGGTGCGCGCGGTGGCCGACTCCGGGCTTGCCGATGCTGTTGCGTCCGTCATGAGCATGGCGACCGCCGCAATCGGCGGGTACGCGGAGACGATCAGGCGCGCGAAAGCAGAAGGGGCCGGATTCTGGGGGCAGGTCGGCGCGGTGCTGTTCGGGGCCGAGACAAGCTCATCGTCGCGCATTGCGGACGCGCAGAAGAACCTCGCGAATCCCAACCTCGACGCCTACACGCGTAAGCGGTATCAGGAGCAACTTGCGCAGGCGCAGCGCGATGCGCGCGCACTGACGCCGGCCGGGCCGACTGACGACGAGCGCGAGGACCAGAAGCGTGTCGATGCCCTCGAAGCCGAGCGCAAGAAGGTCGAAGAGGTGCGTAGCGCCTACATGAAGTGGGCGCAGGACAGCAGCGGCCAGCACAAGGACTACCAGAAGAACCTTGCGATGTTGGCCGCGTCGCGTGACGCCGGCATCATCAGCGAAGCGAAGTACGTTGCCGAGGTGCAGAAGCTGATCGTCGCGCAAGGCGGGGTGAAGGTTGCCACGAAGGCCCGCGCGGACGGTGAGCGCGAGGCCGAGCAGCAGGCGAAGAAGCTGGGCGAAGCCTACCTCGATGTGATCGGCATCTCACGCGACTACACCGAGCGCGTGCGCACGCTGGAGTCGCTGTACAAGTCCGGGCGCATCAGCGTGGACGAGTACACGCGCGAGGTCGCCGAACTGGCGGCGGCGCAACCGATCGTCAAGAAGAACACGGAAGAGACGGTCAAGGCGCAACGTGATCTCGAAGCGGCGGAGAAGGCCGCGACCGAGGCGCGCGTCGCGTCGGTGAAGTCGCTAGCAGACGAAGCGAAGTCGCTGGCCGATCAGGTCAAGGCGCAGCGCGAGCAGAACGAAGAGATCGGCAAGACCGGTCAGGCGTTGTTCGACGTGCGCGACGAGCGTGCGGCCGGTGTGATTGCGATCAAAGAACAGACTCTTGCGATGCTCGAAGCGACCGAAGGCACTGACGCCGAAGTCGCCGCGATGCGGTTGCAGGTCGAGCAGTTGAAATCGCTTCGCACGGCGCGGCGCGAGGCGTTCGAGTTGCAGACATCGGCAGATGCAGCGGAGGCCGCGCGCAAGGCCGGTGAGGCAGCCAATGCCGAATGGACGCGACAGTCCGAGACGATCGAGAAGAGCCTGACGGACTCGCTGATGCGTGGATTCGAGGGCGGCAAGGGCTTCCTGCAAAACCTCGTGGACACCGCTAAGAACCTGTTCCAGTCGCTCATTCTGCGCCCGACGATTCAAGCGATCGTGGGGCCGATCGCGGGCGGGCTAGGCGGGTCGCTTGGCCTGTCAGGCTCGGCGAATGCGGCGACCGGAGGCGGTGGCGGCATCGGCGACATGCTGGGCAGCGTCGGCAGCCTGTTCGGCGCTGGCGGACTGGGCGGATCGCTGGCTGCCGGCGCTGGGTGGTTGACGGGCGCAACGTCGTTCACTGGCGCGCTGGGTGCTGCTGGTTCTCTGGTCGGCACAGGCACGATGGGCGGCATCATGTCTGGCATCGGCATGGGGCTTGGTGCGCTTGGGCCGATCGCGCTGGGCGCAATGGCGCTCGCTGCTATCTTCAGCAAGAAAGGCGGCCCGAAGTCGGGCGGCAGCTACAGCACGACGGGCGAACGCCTGTTCACGCCGAACGGCTCCGACGCACAGTTGACCGGCCTTGGGCTGGATCAGCAGGTGTCCGCGCTGGCCGGCATGTTCGGCGGGTCGTTCGGCGGGTCGCTCGGGATCGGCTTCGACACCGACCCGCAGGGCACTGCGGCCAACCGCGTTGCGTCGTTCGTGCGGGACGCGCAAGGCGGGATGTTGCTGGACAACATCATCTCGCGCGACGTGGGCCGCGACGAGGCCGCATTGCAGGCCGAGTTGCAGACGGAAGCGCAGCGCGTGCTCATCGCCGCGATGCAGGGCTCGAATCTGCCCGAGGCGTATGCGGCCTATTTCCGCCAGTTCGATCCCGCGACGCTGAATGCGCAGCAGGGCGAGGCGATCATTGCTGCGGCGACGAACGCGCGCACGATGACGCAAGCAGTGCAGGATCTCGGCGGCGTGTTCGCGACGTTCGGAAGCCTGTCGGTGGATGCTCGCGACGGAATCGTGTCGCTGACCGGCGGGCTCGATCAGTTCGTGTCAAAGGTCACCGGCTACATCTCGAACTTCTACACGAGCGAAGAGCAGGCGAGCATCACCGCGAAGGGCATCAAGGACGCGCTCGAAGCGGTCGGAATCACGACGGACCTTTCGAGCAAAGGCGATTTCCGCGCGCTCGTCGATTCGCTGGACGTCAGCACGACGAAGGGGCAGGAGCAGTTCGCAACGCTGCTGAACGTGCAGGCGCAGTTTGCATCGATTGCGGACTACCTGACGGGCAACGGCAAGTCGCTGTCGGCTGCGGCACAGCTTGCGCCGGGCGGGCCTGCATTCGCTGAGATGGAACGGCAGGCGAACGGGACTGAGGCGCTGGTGAGCCAGAACGCGGAGTTCTACACCGAGAGCCTAAGCGTGCAGCAGCAGACGCTCGAAATGATCACGGGTCTCTACAACCTCATGCGCGGCACCGCGACGGCACCGGAGCCGGTGTCCTGATGATCCTCGTCCTGCGCATCACCGCCGTCATCGACAGTGGCGGCACCCAACAGTCGTGGTACTACACCGACGGTCGCGGCTGGGTCACGCGCCCGAGCGACACGCCGGCCGGCGTGCACGTGTCGCCACGCATGATGTCGTCTGGGTTCTTCCGCCGCGAGATGTTCGCTGGCGATGGCCTGTTCGGCGCGGTGCGCTCGGGCTGGGGCGAGTTCGTGGTTGCGAATGCCGACGGCAAGTGGCTTGGAGACGTGGCGCACGAGGGCACGCAGTACGGCTGGGACGGCCAGCCGTTCGAGCTGTGGGCCGGCGATGAAGATGGAGACTTCCCTGCCGACTTCACGCAAGTGGGCGCGGGCTCGATCCGATCCGTGAAGCTCGGCATCGCGACGGCGACGGTCGTGATCCGCGACGACATGGACCGGCTGAACAAGCCGATGCTCACGCGCACTTTCCTCGGCACGGGCGGGCTTGAGGGCGACGCGTCACTCGCTGGCAAGCGCGCCGCGCGCTCGTTCGGCGACACGCTGCCGGTGCCGTGCACGCTGGTGGATGCGGGGAAGCTGATCTACCACGTGTGCGACGGCATCAGTGCCGTGCCAGCAGCAGCGGGCGTGCAGGACGGCGGCGTGTCGCTCACGATGGGTGCCGTGTACGCAAGCACGGCCGACTTGAATGCGACTGCCCCGACGGCAGGGCAAGCGCGGTTCTATGGTGGCGGTCCGTGCTACGTGCGTCTCGGCAGCGCGCCGGCCTATGACGTGTCGTGTGCGCCTTCAGACGTGCGCATCACTGCGGGTGCTGCGGCGTGGCTGTCTCAGCTTGCGCTTGATGCCGGCGTGTCGGGCGCGTCTGGCACGGTGGTGAATGTCGTCGACCATTTGCCGATCGACAGCAGCGACACATACGCGCAGGTCATGGCGCGCGCGTGCAAATCCGAGCCATCGTGGTTCGGGTTCGATGCGCTCGGGTCATTCACGGCAGGCGACATCACTGATCCGTCGGGCGGATCGCCGGTCTACACGCTGCGCGAGTCTGGAATCCTGTCGATCGAGCGCAGCGCACCGCCTGGTCTTGATGTGCCCGTGTGGCGTGTGCAGACGAAGGGGTGGCGCAATTGGATGTTCGGTCGCACGCTGGCCGGTGGCGCGCCAGGCTACATGCGCCGGCAGTGGTATTCGAGCGCGAGCGCAAGCGATACGGCAGTGCAGACGGTGCACGCGCTGGCCGGCGACATGAGCATCGAATCGCCGCGCTACGTCGGCACGGGCGCTGCCGACTTCCTCGCGTTGCACTCGCTGGACCGCGACTTCCTGCGCGTCGTCGTGCCGATGTCGCGCGCTGTGCTCGCTGCCATTGATCTCGGCGACTGCGTCGAGGTCAAGCATTCGCGGTTCGGCATGAGCGCGGGCAAGAAGTTCCTCGCGGTCGGCATCGAGAACAACTACGGCGCGCGCACCGTGACTTTCTCTCTCTGGGGATGACGTGGCGAACTGCCTGATCTGCTACCCGAACCGCGTTGACGAGGCAACGCTGTCTGCGGGCTCGTGGGGCTCGACGCTCGCGAACCTGCAGGACCGGCAGTTGTCACTCGTGGCGCGCTCGGCCGATGCGCTCACGACCTCGACAGTCGTACGGTTTGCGTACGCTGCGACGCGCTCGTTCCGGTGCTTCGCGCTGGTGAATCACAACCTCAGCGAGGCCGCGCAGTGGCGCATCAAGGTCGGCACGACGGCCGGCGGCGCAGAGGTGTACGACTCCGGATGGGTCGACTGTTGGCAGATGGCGTTCGATCTCGGCCTGATGCCGTGGGGCACTGCGGGCCTGTGGCGGCACATCGATGGCGACGAGTTCGTCGGCCATGACCGCGCGATCGTGCACGTCGCATCGGCCGGTTGGTATGACGGCACGCACGTGCAGATCGAGATCGACGACACCACGAACGCCGACGGCTTCGTGCAGGTCGGTCGCGTGTTCCTCGGCGGCGGCATCCAGCCGGCGTACAACATGTCGTATGGCATGTCCGAGGGCTGGGTGGACCGCACAGAGGTGCAGACGACGCCGGGCGGGGCTGAGTACTTCCAGAACAGGCGTCCGCACCGCGTTGCGTCGTTCTCGCTGGACTGGCTGTCGAGTGAAGAGTTCAAGCGCTTCTACGAGATGCAGCGCCTGCTCGGCATTTCCGGCGAGGTGTTCTATGTCCCAGACACCGATGACGCCGACGTGCAGCAGCGGCAGGGCTTTCTCGGTCGGCTGCAGGAGCTTTCGATGATCGAGTACCCGTACGTCAACACGAGGAAGAAGGCGTTTCGCGTGAAGGAGCTGCAGCCGTGAGTTTCCCGTTTACGATCAACGGAAACACGTACAACGAGTCCGACGTGCTCGGGCTCGGGTACATCGATTTCTTCCCGAACTTCGGTGCCGACATCGCGGCGGTCGCCGTGCAAGTTGCGGCAGACGCCGCGACCGCCGCCTCGCAGGGCGCATCGCTGCTCGCAACGTCAACGACCTCGACGCTGGTGGGCACCGGAGCACGCACGTTCACGACGCAGGCGAGCAAGCAGTACCAGGTTGGCATGTGGGTGATCGTGGTGCGCACCTCGGTGCCGACGACATGGATGCTCGGCCAGGTCACCAGCTACAGCGGCACGTCGCTCGCGATCTCGGTGTCTGCGATCAACGGCAGCGGCACGTACACAGACTGGTCGATCGGCGTGAGCGGCCCGCAAGGCGCGGCCGGCAGCATCACCAATCTGTTGACCTCGGCGAAGTCGTCGGCATACACGGCGGTTGCAGGCGACAAGGGCACGATCCTCCGGTGCACGGGCACGTGGACACTCGCGCTGACCTCGGCCGGCACGCTTGCCTCCGGCTGGTGGTGCTGGGTCGTGAACGACGGCACGGGCATCATCACCGTCGACCCATCGAGCACGCAGACCGTCAACGGCGTCACGACGGTAGCGATGTACCCGGGCGAGAAAGCCTTGCTCCAGTGCAATGGAACGCTGTTCACGCTGGACTTCCCGAGCGGTCTGCGCCGGCTGCCGATCCTGGACGCGAACACCGTTGGTCGCGTTCCGATCTCGCGCGGCGAGACGCTGCTGTCGACGATCGCCGGCCCCGGTGGTGCCGCGAACTTCACGAACATGGGCTACGGCGGATCGCTGTTCGTCGCGTCACCATCGAGCGGCACCGCCGGGTTCACCAGCCCGGACGGCGCAACGTGGACGGCGCGCACGTGGGCGACCGGTGGCAATCACACGATGTATGCCTACGGCGCGTCGACGCACGTGACCGGCATCGCCGGCAGTACGTCATTGTGTAGATCGACAGACAGCGGCGTGACGTGGGGCGCGGTCACTGCGCCTGGAACGTTCAACGACATCGCATTTGTCGGCTCGAACTTCGTGGCGACGATCAGCGGCGGCGCGACGACCACGTGCTATTCGTCGCCCGACGGCTCGGCGTGGACCGCGCGCACGCTGCCGACCTCGCAGCAGTGGAGCGAGGTGGCGTCGAACGGTTCAATCGCGATCGCAATCGGCGGCTCGTCAAACTCGTTCGCGTCCTCGGCGGATGGCGTCACGTGGACCGCGCGCACGGGGCCGTCTGGCGTCGTGGGGTCTGTGGCGAACCTGCATGCGGCGAACAACCGGATCTTCCTGCAGTACTCCGGCCGCCTGTGGTGGACGACCGACGCAGTGACATGGACCGAGGTGGCATCTCCGGCCGGCATGACGCCGTCGGCCATCGGCCACATCAATGGGATCTACCTGGCGCTGTCGCTGGCCGCTGGAATTTTCACCTCCACCGACCTCGACACGTGGGCGCAGCGCGATGGCCCGCTTCCGACCGGGGCGAGCCAAGGCGCATTCGGCGGCACGACGTATGTCTCGCCGGGGTCGGCGACGTTCTCGAACGTCTACAAGCTGCGCTCGACCTCGCCGATCGGGCTTTTCGCGGAGTAACAGATGGCCTATCGATTCGATGACCGAGGATGGTACGACGGCGAGGTGCCCGACGGCTCGCCGCGCTCCACCGGTGAGCCGCCGCCGATCACCAGCACGACGACGACGCCGGGCGAGGACCGGGCGAACTGGTCGGGGCTGGCGTGGGTGGTGGCGTCGTTTGCGGCTGCGCCTGGGCCCGACCTGGACGCACTTCGTGCCGCCCACTGGGAGGCGATCAAGGCCGAGCGCGACCGGCGCACGCTGAACGGCGGGTACTCGGTCGACGTGGGCGGCGAGACGAAGTGGTTCCACTCGGACCTGCTGTCCAGGTCGCAGCAGATCGGCCTCGTGCTGCTCGGCGCCTCGATCCCGCCCGGGCTCGCCTGGAAGACGATGGACGGGTCGTTCGTGTCGATGACGCAGGCGCTGGCCGGCGCGATCTTCGGCGCGGCTGCGCAGCAGGATCAGGCGACGTTCGCTGCGGCCGAGGCCGCGCGCGCCGTGATGGACGCCGACCCCCAGGCGTTCGACCTCGCGGCGGTCGTGTGGCCGGCGACGTACGGGAGCGCGCTGTGAGCATCGCGCGTGAGGTGTGGCGGCGGGTGGTCCACACCGGACACGAACTGTTCATCGCCATCGATCAGTTGGCGAACGTGCTGATCTTCGCGTTCAACCTCGGCACCTACGCCGACGAAACGCTGAGTGCGCGGGCGTGGCGACAATCGCGTCTCGGGCATCCGCTGCGCTGGGTCGCGTTCCGCGTGGCCGTCGATGTGCTGTTCGCGTGGCAGGACGTGTACCTACGCCTGCGCACTGGCGCGTGGCCGACGATGCGCCACTGCGAACGCGCCTACGAATCCGAGCGGGCGCGCATGGGCCTGCACCCTGAATATCGG